GCGCCGAGGCTATCAGCGAAGAGGGCTTTCATTGGGGCGTGGCCAAGCGGTAAGGCAACGGGTTTTGGTCCCGTGATCCTAGGTTCGAATCCTAGCGCCCCAGCCACAACTTAAGTAACTGACATCGAATATTTATTTGCCATTTGGACGGTCCGATTTCCCGCGAAATCCGGGGCATTTTCGGTGTGCAGGCGGCGCCTAAACGGCAGAGACGATCCTGCGCCAGATCCTGGCCGGCGCGGACCAGAAAGTCTCCCGGGCGGCTTTCAGGGGTTCACTTTTCCTTGTCGGCGATGGCGCACCGAATAATGCAACTGAGGACGTCGTCCTAACGAGTGAGGGTTGGCTAACCGTGCGGGTGACTTATCTTTGCTGAAAGCCAAGCAGCTTCCTCTGTTCAGCCCAGTCGACCGGTATTTGCGGTGTCATTCGCATAAGCTTCTTGGCGGTGAGTTGTGGCGGGTTCTTGCCGTTGACGATTGCGGTGATTATGTCGGGCGCCAGCGTGGGAAGACGTAAGAGGCGATAGACATAGTTTGCGGAGACTCGTTCGTGGCTGGCGATAACATGCACAGTCAGATCGGTGTTCTGCCTCAGACGTTCCTGGATTTCGTGAGCCCGAGCGACAATCCTTAGCAGGCCGGGATCGGCTGTCGTCTGATCATCGGTGTTCTCGACAAGCATTTTCATTTCGCGGCCGACGCGTTTCAGCCGTGCCCTCACTGTCAACGTCAGAACGTCCTCGGATTTCTTGTCAGACTTGCGCCCTTGCGTGGTCGGATTGATCGATTGCGCATCAAGCAGCTCGATCAGGTAGCATCGACGAATATTAATCTCAACGCGATCGGGTCTGATGTCGACGCGACTGACAAGTGCCATCAGCATGGCTCGAATCTGGTCTGGCGCAAGGGTTCCGAGTTCTTCTGCAATCTGGCGGCCACGCTTCATCAGCCGGTTCTGTCCAGCCCCATCGGGGTGTTCATCGCGAACGGCATCGAGGATCGCTCCTTGATCGGCAAGGAAGGTTCGAAGCCTAGTAATCACCAGGGTCTCGAGATTGGCGGCCGGGATCCGCCGTCCCCTTGATTGGTCTTTGGCCGCTCCGGTGATGAGAGACGTCGATACATAGTACCGATATCGGGTGCCCTTCTTGACCGCATGACTCGGCGTCAGTCGCTCCCCGGTCTCGTCAAATGCTAGGCCGCCGATCAGACTTGGCTGCTTTGCACCCGATCCCGTTGCGCGGTTGACTCGGTTCTCAGCAAGAATCGCCTGGACCTCGTCCCACAGCGCCTTCTCGACAACGGCAGGATGCTCTCCGGGATAGGCGTTCCCCTTGTGCGTGATCTCGCCACGATACATGCGGTTTTGCAGTATCAGATAGAGGGCGCCGCGAGAGAGTTTCTGGCCACCATACGGGGTGCCATCTGCTAAGGTCCGCCGCTTGCTCCTGATCCCAGCGGAATCGAGTTCTGCCTGTAGAGCGCGCACCGATCTAAGCTCTACATACCGCCGGAAGATGCGAAGGACGGTGGGGACCTCCTTTTCGTTGACGACCAGCTTCCGGTTCTTGACGTCATACCCAAGTGACGGCAGACCGCCCATCCACATGCCCTTCTTCTTGGAAGCGGCGATCTTGTCGCGGATTCGTTCGCCAGCCACCTCCCGCTCGAACTGGGCAAACGACAGAAGGACGTTCAGGGTCAATCGCCCCATGCTCGTCGTTGTGTTGAATTGCTGCGTTATCGACACAAAGGAGACGCCCCTGGCATCGAAGGCTTCCACGATCTTGGCGAAGTCGAACAACGACCGCGTCAGCCGGTCGATCTTATAGACCACCACGACGTCGATCTTGCCGGCACCGATGTCGCCAAGAAGATGCTTTAGGGCGGGGCGGTCCATCGTCCCGCCAGAAAAGCCGCCATCGTCATAAATAGCCGGCAAGACCGCCCAGCCTTCGTGTTTCTGGGACAGAATGAAGGCGGCGCAAGCCTCACGTTGAGCGTCGAGCGAGTTGAACGCCTGCTCGAGGCCTTCCTCAGACGATTTTCGTGTGTAGATCGCGCAGCGCAGTTTCCTGGCAGATCGTCTCGAGGCTCTTTCTGACTCAGCCATTCTCGCCCCCATTGTTCGCGCGAGATGCACCTCTACGCACGAGGCCAAAGAAGCGCGGGCCGGACCAATGGGTGCCAGTGATTTTTTTGGCGACCTTGGTGAGCGACGGATAACTGATGCCGGCATACTCGAAGCCATCTTCAGTCACCGTGACCGTGTGGGTGCGGCCGTGCCATTCGCGTACCAGCCGCGCGCCTGGCTTGAGGCTGAGTCCGGGATCGCGACCCACCCGGCCTGTGGTCCGGAACATCTTTGTCAGCGTCTTCAGCTTGCGGTGCGTCGCCTTGACGAGTCCGCCATGTTGGATTTCCTGAAGCCGGTAGCCGATTCCTCGCATCAGCAGATCGCGGCTGAGCCTTGGCGGCTCGCTGCGATAAAGCCGCCGCCATTCGCGGCGTAATTCATCGGGTCGCCTGCGCCGCTTTTCTGGACGCGGGCAAGGCGAGAATGATCGCATCACTTAAGCCTTGGTGGGCTTAGGTGGTGCGACACGATAGCGGCGCAAGCCATCCTTCCCGACTTCCGAGACAAGCGGAAGCTTAAGCTTTTTTCGCGCAACGGCACTGAGGAATCCGCGGACAGAATGCGGTTGCCAATCTGTCTTGGACGCAATGTCGTCGGTGCTGACGCCCGCTTGTCGCCGGAGCATCTGCAACACGAGATCCTGTTTTGTGCCAGGACCCGTGGCGTGGCGCTGCTTCTCGGAAGGAGAAGCTTTCGGGGACACGGTCCGCCGCCGTGTACGTGAGTCCTTGGAGACAGGGGCTTTGCCAGCAAGGGGCGATGCACTGACGGTTTGGTGATCAGCGACGCCGGCTTGTGCGTAGATGGCGTCTGGTGCCGTCGAACTCTTCGACATGAGTACTACCTCCGTTTGATGGGCGTCGGCCCGCTGCCGGCGCTTGCACCGCCTGGAGCCCGGCCAAAAGGCCAGGCGCGGGCGATGACGGAGGTTTTTGCCGTCAGCTCCTAAGCGGCATGCACGCTCTCTTTGGGCAAGAAGTCCAGTCGAGTTTTAAGGAACGCGATGAGTTCAATCCCAAGGGAACTTCACGGGCCCCTCTTCGCGAAAGAAGATCGGGGGGCACAGGCTGACGATAGGCTCCCTGCGCGCAGTCCAGCCGAGGAACTGCGACAAGGCATCGACCTGGTCGTCGTGGCGCCCGGCCGGGAACGCCAGGAGCTCTGCCTTGAAATCGTCCAGCCAGGGCGCCTTCGTGGGCAGAAAAAGCCGGCCGGCTTCGATCTTGGCCGACTGTGCGCTCATCCGCGTGATCTTATCGGCCTCGGGCCTGATCCCTATGGTGTCCAACGCACCGCCGTCCCGCAGTTCTTGGATAACAGCCGTGCCATGTCCGGTGTCCTCGATAAGCACAGAGTCGGCCGCAAAACTCTCCTGCTGTAGGAGGACCTTCTTTTTGAGATCGGGATAGGAGAGCCTCTCCCGCAGCACATCGACGACATAGAACCGGTCTTGATGGACCAGGAAGGTGATGCAGACCGAATAATCATTCAGCTCACCCGGCTTTGCGGCGCAATCCCAAGACTGCACGATGGTGTCGTAGGTTTCCCCCTCAGGCAGGGCGTCATAGCTGCGCAGCCACTCGGCCTTGACGAGATTCCCTTCGGCCGGAACGGGACGCTGCTGATACTGCGCGGCGAAGGCCGCCGATCCCATGGTTGCCTTCTGGTGCTGCAAGAGTTCTAGAGGCTCGCGATCCGGATGGAGCACATCTCCTACCTCGCGCCTGTGAACACGACCGTTTCCGATGGGAATTTCCTGCGGTTCTTCGGCGATGGCGGGCAAATCGAGGTGAACCCAGGAGTCGCTGTCATTTTCGAGTATGTGACCAACGAGATCGTCGACGTGCAATCTCTGCATTACCAGGATGATGATGCCGCTCTGCTTGTCGTCGAGCCTGGTCGAAAGCGTAGTCCTGAACCAGCTAATGACACCATCTCGAGCTGTCTTTGACATGGCTTCCTCAGGTTTGAGCGGATCGTCGATGATGATGTCGGTGCCACCGATGCCGGTCAGAGTTCCGCCAACCGAGGTGGCGTAGCGGAAGCCACTCTTTGTGGTTAAGAACTCCACTTCAGTGTCCCGCTTCGCGCGCAGACAGGGAAAGAGGTGCTTACACCTCAGCGCTTCCGACGACCGTGCGAAACTGCCGGCTCAGATTTTCGGCAAGCTCGCTCGAATAGCTCGCCGCAATAATGCGGCGTGTGGGGTCATGTCCGAGCAGGAATGCGGGGTAGGCGATCGAGACGCAGAGCGATTTTAGGCTCCGAGGTGGGACGGTGATGATGAGCCGTCTTGTGCTCGAGGCGGTGTGCGATCGCCTCAATGTGATAGTTGTGCTTGTACTCCCGGTTAGGGTTGACGATCCCGAAGGCAGCCTGGATGAAGCTGGCAAGATCGGTGCGCCTGGCGGCATCCAGAACCTTGCGAAGCTGCTCTGGGTCATGATCCTCCTGCCGCAGGCCACCCCGCATGCTCATCGTCTGGCTCCGCCCGCTTTGCGGGCCGGCTTCGCAGCCTTGCGACCAGTCTGGGCCTTTTGGCGCGCGACAAAGTTATCGAGGATGGCGAGATCGTCTTCGCTGATGAGATCGCTTTCTTGAGCTTCGTCGACGACCTCAAGCACCCGCACCATGAGATTGAGAAGGATGCTCATCGCCCGGGCATCGCCCTTGATCGCCTTGGCGGTCAGGCTTTTTACCAGCGCACGCTGTTTCGAGAGCTTCTTTTGGCTTGCCGCCTTCGCTAATGCTGATCCGCTCTGCAAGCTCCTCCATGAGGTCGGTCTTGAGATTTTTGGTGCCCTTCGGCCGGCCCTTCGGATTGCCGGATTGGCCCGGCGCAAATCGCATGTGCTTAGGCGGCTTGCCGTAGCCGACATCGTAATCTCCCTTTCGGGTCGGCGCCTTCCGATTGCTCATGCGTCGTCGCCTTCGGGCAAACGACGAAGCGCGGCTTGGAGAGTTTGTCAGCAGTATGACGCGAGGTCGTCACGGCGTCGCAGACCAAAGTATGCGGCGCCGCACA